ATGTCTTCTTTATGTCCTAATACGTAAAGCTCGTAAAATTTCTTAGGAGAATAAAGAAGTGTATTTAAACTACTATAAGAAAACCTAAAAGGTTTTTTATAAAACTCTTCTTCTAGTGTATATTTAGATTCGTTTATTAATTCTTCGAACATAAAAAAGATTTTGATGTTTACTTAAAGTTTTTCTTTTTAAACGGGATGAATTTTAGATTATCAAGCTTTAGGTTTTTATAATTCCCGTCTTTAGGAACAATAGACCCTTTTTTATTAAGGTATTCAGGATGGAAACTTGTGAATATAAGTCTGTTGTAAGAGTAAGTTTTCTTACGTCCGTTTTTACATAATGAACATCTTACTACATACTTCGAACCTTTAGGTATGAAAACGGGTTTTATATATCTGTTGTACTTTATACCGTATATTTTACCTAGGTTGCTTACTTTATACAAACCCTCATATCCAGGAATATCTACCCAAATTTCTTCAGGTTTATTTTCGTAAACAGAAATCGGTTCAATATTTTTTAATTTTTTATTTCTGAAAATAGTTGTAAAGTTTAACAGTAGCTCTTTAATTTTATTCATCTTCATCTTGACAAATATTTAATACATCTTTTTTAAAAAATCTAGAAATAATATTTTCATTGTAAGTATCTTGTTTCAATACATCACATCGGATCTGATGTGATAATTCGGCATATGTCATATATTTTTTGTTATGACATAGTTCTAGAATTTCTCTGGAGAAATTTTCTTTTCCATATTTTTTAATATCCTCTTTAAGAGTTTTAGAAGAACCATAATAATCTTTCCAGTCAGATTCTTTTATTAGGTATTTATAAGTTTTTCTAGTACCTAATAGTTTCTTTTCTTTTTTAGAGATTTTAACTTTCCTTTTGTTTCTTAAAATCTTTTTACCGATATAAAATTTACCGGTAATAAGGTTTGTAATTTTATACACAAATCCTACTACACAAGGATCAAAATCATTTAAATCATTTACAAATTTGTTATTATATATCCAACTCATTGAGCTTACTGTTTATTGATACAACAAGCTTTCTCATTACTACTGCCGGCCCATATTTTTTTACGGAATCGGAAATGTCTTTTTCCATTCCGATATAAACATGAGGAATGTTATATTTTTCTTTATACTTTCCCATAGCTTTCATTCCAGCATCGTCATTATCAAACATCACAAGTACTTTTTTGTATTTACTCAAGTACTGTTTCATAAGTTTATCTGAAATAAAGCTATTTTCACTATCTGGTGCAATAAGGTCTAAATTTAAATTAAAACTGGCAGTAGTCATTATATCTTTTAGACTACTGGTTATAACTAAATAATCTTTGTCGTTTAATTGTTCAGATCCTTGTAAATAAGATTTTACTTTTATAAATTTTTTATCAGGTTTTTTCGGTTGATATACTTTATACAGTTCACCGTCTTTAGTGAAGTATCCGTATATATAATTTCCAGATACATGAAAACTTTTATCCGGTTTACTCATAACATATCCTTCTAAAGGATATACATTGTATCTTTTTAGTAGAGAAGAACCAATGTTATAAGATAACCAGTACGTACTATCTTCTTTTGTCCAATTTCTAATTTCATATTCTGTTACTTTAAATCGAGGATGTTCTTTTAAATTCTCGGTTTTATAACTTTCATTTTGATTATTGTATTCGTTAATGATGAAATTTACAGCTTCCGAAAAAGTTTTATTTTTAAGTAATTTCACCAAGTCTATAGCAGAACCTTGGTGACCGGAAGAAAAATCTTTAAATTTATAAGTGTTTTTATGTTTATCGTAATAGATAAACATACTGGGTTTTGTATCTGAAGGATTAAACATGGATTTAATCCTTACGTTTTGTCCTGTTAATTTTTCTTTTAGATTACAATATTTTTCGAATATATATGTTTGAGGTACTTCATTTATATCGGTTGCTAAATTTTTTGTAGTAATCATAGTAATCATAAAATAATAAAAAGTGTAGAGAAATTAATCTCTACACTTTTGTATAATTATACCATGAAATCACTCAAAGCATTGGTGGTTCCGTTTGTTGGAAACGGTTCATTGTTCAAGTCAAACGGAGCCGGTTCAAAAGAATCTACGCTTTGAGATTGTTGTTGTAGTTTGATGATATGAACATTCGGATCAAAGTTGATGAGATTAGTCTCGTCACCGCCTTCTCTTACGTAAGCAGTTTCATTTCCGTTTGTTCTAGGAATGAAAAGGTTATATTGAATATAACCGTTCTTCTCATATTGTTTACCGGCAATAACCATTTTTAGTTTTTTACCTGCAAACAAAGAAGCTGCTTTGTTCATATATTCTTCTATGGTATCAGCTTGAATTTCATCTAATTCTTGACGAATATTCAAAGCTCCAGCCAACTTAGCTAAATCTCTAAGTATACTTCTGTCACGATAAACTTGGATACCGGTTTTAGTTACAGCATCTGCATATTCATATCTTGACAGATTTACTCTTCCTATCTGTCCTTTGTAACGTCCTAGATTTTGATTATTAGGATCAATAAAGAATCCTTCAAAATCAGGACCCAAATCAGGTCCTTCTACATTCAATTGAACTCTATAAGCTCCGGCTTGAAAACCTGGAACTAATTCCATAGAGTTGATTCTTACTACATGTACACCTGGAGTTAACGTTTTTGAACTGCTGTTTTCTGTAATGTTCTTAGTACTAAGCATATGTTATATATTAAGATTAGATAATTGGTGAAATAAATTAAGAAATAGAATTAAAACATTTTACGCTTCAACTAATTTAGAAGCAGGAGTTACATTAGAACTTGATTCTTCTAAATCATATTTAGATATTGCTTCTTTTACGATTTGTAAAGAATTTTCTATTTCAAAGCTATCAAACATTCCCATAGGAGATTTACATGTATTATCTCCATTGTTATTGGTTTCAAATACATATCTAACACCTCCTTCTGGATTCTTTTTTACTTTAGCAAATAAAACTACTCTGAAGAAACCTTCAATTGTAGCTTTTTCATGCATGAGTTTTCCTATAGTCTTAGCTCTGTAGATTTTCTTACCTTCTACATCGGTTCCTTCTTCTACATGAGTTAAGATAAATACTGTGAGATTATTTCTCATTGTAGCAATGTTCCTTAAAATAGAAATTGCATGACCTCCTATGTCGTTATATTTGTCAAAGCCTTTCTCGCTGATTCTGTCAAAAAATTCAAAAGCACTCATGAACTGAAAATCGTCTATAACAAGATTAGTGATTTCCGGTCTTTTAGTATTTACATAGTTCATCCCGGCTAATATATTAGCAGGTTTATGATCTATATACAGGTTTCCAGAAGGATTGTCCTTTGTCCAGAGTTTATAATTTTTACTCCAACCCGGAAAAGGAAGTTCTTTTCCTGAAACATTAATAATAAAAGTTTCTTTTGGATTTAGTGTTCTGATGCTGGCTGATTTTCCACAACCAGACTCTGCCACGATTAATACTGATTTAGCCATTTTAAAAAAGTTCTTGATTAGTTTTCATTATTAAATTATTCAACCATTTCTTTTTACTAACCGGTTTCTGCCATAGAATAGCAGCTAAATCGGTTATAGTCATTTTACTGTAATGTTCGTCTGTCACTTCATCTTCTATTCTTTTTTCTTCTGAAGAAGATGAGATGTTAAAGTTTAAAGAAGGAATTTTCTTTTCAATTTTTACTTCTTCCAAATCTGTCAGCGGTACTGCATAAGACCCGGAAGGAAGTAATTCATAAATGTCCTCATAATTTTCTCTATAAGAGAGTTTCCATAACCTTCTATTTTCATCTACCGGTTCTAAGTAGGAGTCTACAAATTCGATGAAAAATCCTTCTGTTCTTCTAAATTCAGAAGGAAAAACTCCTATTACATCCATACCTTTAAATTTGAAAGCGTACTTCGGAGAAAGATTTGAATCCGGTACGTTTAATTCCATCAGAGTAGGTTTATGGAAATCTCTGATTCTCATTGTCTTTTCTTTCTTCTCCTGTGGTGTGAGTTTCGAAGAGGAAGAAGAAATTTTTAATGTACTGATCATTTCATAATAATTGATTTGTTAAGGTATAAAGTTTATCTGTTGTTTAGTAACTCTTGAAGCGTTAGGATTATTAGTTCCACTATTACTTCTAAGAGTAATCTTTCTGGTAGGAGGTGGAGGTATTTCTTTTATGCTCATGTTTTTGAATTCTGCTTCAAAGAAGCATAAACTATTTTCACCATTTCTAGCTTTTAGAAAATGTATAGCTAGTAAATTAGGTGTGACTTCAAATTGTTCTGGACCATATGTATCTAAATTATAAAGAAAAGGTCTGTTAATTGCAGCTAGTAAATCAGAGTGTTGCAGTAATGCATCCGCTCCAAATACATCTGCTGTTGTAGGATAATTTCCTACAGTACCCGGAACTTTCCTGTTTAGTTCTTCAATACTCCTGTTCATTTGCGTAAGAATAATAAACATTACAGGAAGTTCTTTTTTCATTTTTGTAAGCTTCTCTCCTAAATCATATAATACATCTAATTTATCTTTATCACCAGGAGATTTAGCTACGAGAATGCTATGGTCCAATGTTACTATCGTAGGTTTTTGAACTTCTATAATAAAGTTCTTAACCTCTCTTTCTATCTGTGATACAGTAAGAGGAGTATCGATTTGATAAATATCTAAGGCTATACTTTTTTTAGTATGTGCCCATATTTTATTCAAATCTTCATCAGGTAATTTACTGTCTACAGATAGTATCTCTTTGTAACTTTTGTTAATTACTGAAGAGAATTCTCTTATTCCAGTGCTTTTTGAAGTCATTTCGAATTGTAAATCCAGTACTGCAAAATCT